CCTTTATTAGTTTCGCATAACTTAACATTTTATCCTACAATAAGTCAATAACTATTTTTAAGTTATCCACAGGCTTGAAGCTTGGGGGCTGGGGCCCACCCGGGAGGGCCCACCCAAAAAAAAAAAACAAAAAAATTTTTCCTAGTTTAGAATAATTCTAAACTAGGAAAATCATCAAGGACAGATGAAACTATGTATTTTGTAAAGGTCTTACCTCGTTGGTAATCATATTCCTTTCAATATAATCTGGTTGACTTTCAACCCTATTATAATCTCGGTCATATCTGTTTGGGTTCCAAACTCGTCGCCACGCATTTTCTTCTGTTAATGTTAATGGTTCGTGTAGTCTGCCACTAATTTGGTCAACTGCTCTATCAATGAATTCTTCTGCCCAATCATTATAACAATTCATTGAGCAAAAATTTCCACTTCCATAATAGAGATTTGATCTTCTTCTAGTTTGATTAACTCGGTTGCCTTTGCTACCTCGTTTCCTGTCCTTTGTGTCGTAAGTATGGCACTTATGACTTTGGCAATATTTTAACGCCATTTTCTGTCCTTTCTCGTTATGCAACTTGCGAGTGTTCTACACTAGAACTACCTCTCGCAAGTTAGCTTTAATTGATATTAAAGTTTTTATAAATTAATATATTATCTTATATAATCCCTTGACTTTAAAAGTCAATAGTTTAAAAGAATATTTATGCAAATAAAAATAAATTCAGCAATTTTACAATTTGCAAAGGTGTCGTGGGGCAATCTGAATAAACCCCACGAGCCGATAAACATTAACCAATAAAAAAGAAAGAGGACACATGGCTAGAATAAGACTAAACCAAGAGTACCGAAACAAAGTTGCAAATCGTATCAAGCAATCTTTATTTCAAGAAGATACCCAAGAGAAGAAAAAGTATGATGATCTCAAAGGGCAACAAGTTGATTTAAATGACAAGGCTTGGTCGGTTGCAAAAGATATAGTAAGACGACACTATACCGAAGAAGATGTAGAGAAAGCATACTATCTACAAAACAAGTTTGAAAATGTTTCAACTATTGCAAAAGATAGTTGTTTTCATTTTCATTATCTTGGAACAAAAGAAAAAAGAGGCTATGACAATCAAGTTGAGATAGAAGAAAATGTACCAATAGAAAAACATTTTGATTTTAGATTAAATGGCGACATTGATACTGAAAATAATTATTCTTCTAATCGTGATAGTAGTTATGGTTTTGCTTTGTTTAGAGATGAGATAAACGCACAAGAAAATTGCAACGCAGATATCTTAATTGAACAAGCTGACAAAGACGACAATCCACACAAAAGAAAATTTGTTGATAATAACAATGAGTATCTTGGATTGAGTGGTGGAAGAAACAATGAAACCAAGTATGGTAAAGAGTGGAACGAAAAATATAATCTTGATTTAATTGGTCGTGATTATTGTCGTGATAGGTCTATTGCTTGCACCGAACAAGAATTTAATTTTCTTGTTTCTTGGAAAGCGAGTAAAGGTCAATTTGTTGTTGCCCACGAAAAATGGATTAATTCAGTATTGAAACAAATGAAAGAAATCAAGATTGGATTAAAGGGCTACAAATGGTTAGATGAGGCGATTGAGTTAGCAAATGAACTTGGTGTTCAAATTACTGACCACGAAATAATAAGAACTAATAGTACAGGGCTTGTTATTTACAATCCGAAAAATCTAGCTGAAAGAATAAAAGGTATGAAAAATACTGAAAAAACTAGAGAACAAAAGATAGCAGAACGTGTTGCATATATGCAACAGCAGAAAATTAATTCGGATAACTTGAATTAATTTGTTGAATAACTATGGGATTAATATATATTAATCCCATAACCACATAAGGTTATAGAAAGCGAGAAAACAAATGATAAATAATAAACCTTTTCAAATCACTTACTTTTCAGCAAGTGATAAGAAAACAATAACAAGAAATGCATTATGGACAGATAAGTGCAGATATTGGATATCAAAAAGTGGTCGTATGTTAATGACTTATTTTGATGTTGATCAAGACGGATATAGAACAGCGAGTGATAGTTGGAGTATCAAGCTGTGAGTATTCAATTAGCAATCTTTAATGTAGCTGTACTTTTGTATGGCTACATTATTTTAACCATACTAGGAGTAATATAATATGACAAAACCAATAGATGAAAAAAAGTTTTTCATAATTAAAAAAGAAAAATATTCGTGGGCTACGAACTATCGTATTCACGAGTCCGAAATGTATAACTTGACTAATGCAATAAGAAAGTTGTTGGCTCTTGATACATTGAACGAGGACAAGAAACAAATTTCTTATCACTTACAAGAAGTTAGTTTTAGTGCAGTTGATAAACCACTTATACTAACTGATGAAGTGAAAGAACAACAATCGGAAATGCCTTTCTGATAATCTCGCAGTAGGGTTTGTGGTTTAGGTATGAGCCACAAATCCTACACTATCCCATGCAAAAACTGCATAGGTCGAGCCATGTTATTTTTGCATAACCACATTTAGTGTGTACCGATAGAGGTACCACTACATCTTGATTTTTCGCTTGAAAACTAGGGAGGGCCCACCCTTAATAATATACAAGGGGTCCCAAGGTCATACATATATGTAAGATTTAGACTCTTATAGCCAAGGTTTCAAAAATAGGGTATATTAAAAATATTATAAAAAATTTTATGGAAAATTTTTCAGGATTGACTTCAGAAGAAAGGGCTCGCCTTCTGGATTTAGAAAAGAGTGTAGAATTAGATAAAGCCAGACCTAAAATCAAAAAAGACTTTTTGAGTTTTGTAAAGTATGTTTGGCCTGAATTTATTGAAGGTTCACACCACAAAAAAATTAATAAAAAATTTAATGATCTCGCTAGCGGGAAAATTAAAAGACTAATCATTAACATGCCGCCAAGACACACGAAGTCGGAGTTTGCCTCATACTTACTCCCGGCATGGATGGTTGGCCTCGATCCCCGGTTAAAGATCATTCAAGCAACACACACGGCAGATCTAGCAATCGACTTCGGCCGTAAGACCAAGAACCTGGTAGATCAATCTAATTACAAACAATTATTCGACACTAGACTGATGGAGGACTCCCAAGCCGCTGGTAAATGGAAAACAGAGCAAGGTGGAGAATACTTCGCAGCCGGTGTTGGTGGAGCAATTACAGGTCGTGGTGCTGATCTTCTAATCATTGATGATCCACACAAAGAACAAGATATTAAAAAAGATAGTAAGTCGTTTGATAAAGCATGGAACTGGTATACATCAGGTCCACGTCAACGTTTACAACCAGGAGGTCGTATCGTGGTGGTTATGACACGTTGGAGTACCAAGGACATAACTGGACAATTAATCAGGGCTCAGGGAGAAGAGAACTCTGATCAATGGGAAGTTGTAGAACTACCTGCCCTGCTTCCTGATGGAAAGCCCGTGTGGCCGGAATACTGGACCAAGGATGAATTAGAGAAAACTAAAGCATCTATTCCCGTTAACAACTGGAATGCTCAGTATATGCAACAGCCAACAGCTGAAGAAGGTGCAATATTAAAACGAGACTGGTGGCAAGATTGGACACATAAGAATCCACCAAGCTGTGATTTTATACTTCAGTCTTACGATACTGCCTTTCTTAAAAAAGAATCTGCCGACTTTTCAGCTATTACAACGTGGGGAGTCTTCAAAGATGATGATGGTAGAGCCAATATAATATTACTCAATGCTTTCAAAGATCGTTATGAGTTTCCAGAACTTAGAAAAGTTGCTCATGAAGAGTATCTATACTGGCGGCCTGACATGGTGATCGTGGAGGCCAAGGCCTCTGGTATTCCTCTGACAGCAGAATTGAGGGATATGGGAATCCCAGTAATTAACTTTACGCCGAGCCGAGGAAATGATAAACATGCTAGAGTAAACTCAGTAGCACCTCTTTTTGAGATGGGAATGATTTGGGCTCCTATGCACGAACATTTTGCTCAAGAGGTTGTGGAAGAGTGCGCATCATTTCCGTTTGGAGATCACGATGACTATGTTGACTCCACAACACAGGCAATCATGCGTATTAAACAAGGTGGTATGGTTCGTAACAAAGATGCATATCAAGATGAACCGCTACCAGATAGAAGTAGGTTAGAATACTATGGCTAGGAAACAAACATTAGATGCAGTTTTAGCTTTATACAAAAAGTTAGGTGGAAACTTAAATGAAGTTATGGGGACTAAAACAAATGTAAATTTTTTAGGAAAGGGTAAATCTCCAGAGTTGATGTTGGACATGGACATTAACGCAGAGGCCTTAGGTGTATTACCAAGATCGAAAGCAGTTGATGAATTAAAAAGTTCTGTAGGTTACGCTGTATCAGGTAAACTGAATGACATACAAGCAAGTCAGCTTTTAAAAAATATGCAGACAATGGATAGTGTTTACTTTCCATCTGCAGCGCCAGCAAACATTACAGACATGGTAACCGGAGTTAGAAACCTTGATCAAGAAGGTTTGATGTCATTAAGACAACGGGGAAAAGAAGTTCCTTTTCCTGAAGTAGAAGACTTGCCACCCCCAGGTTCACGTGGTGGACCAGATGATATTGCAGCGCCATTTACAGGTGCAGGACTTGAGGCAATTAAAAATGTTAAGAACAATAATTTAATTGTAAATGATATTGTAGATAAAATTTATTTAAATATCGGTGTATCAGCAAATGCTCAACCTGTTGCAAGAGCAAATGCTAGAGAGTTTTTAAATAGAATAAAAGATTTAGAAGATCCAACAAATCCAGGTGGACCATCATTGTCTACTATTATGGAAGCAGATGATTTTAAATTTATGACTGAAGGTGGTGGCGGTGGTATGGGCGACCCTATGTTATTAGTACAAAAATATTTTGGACCAAAAGTTGCATCGTCAGTTGCACAATTAGATAACGCAGACGACATTCAAAAGTTTGCAGAAAATTTAGTTAAGATAAAAGACGCAAGAGGTAACACAATTACCGATAGAGCGTTTAATCCTGAGATGGTCGATGACTTTGATTTTGCAGACGGTGGTTCAGTAAGACCAGGTTATATGGCAGGTAATATTGTAAGAGGTTTATATACAGCTGCTCAGAAGTCTGCGATCTTCAAACACCTAGGTGGAGAAAGAGGTTCAAATAAAAATTTTAAAAACCTATATAAGTTTTTTAAAAATCCAGACAGCGATCCAGCATTGAAAGATAAGATTGATGATCTGTTAAGAGAGAAAGGTCTTTTCAGAGGTGGTGGCTTAGCTAAGATCTTGGAGGTCTAATGGTTCAACGATATGTTAAAAATCAATATGGAAATTTTCTTACTGATGCTCCAGAATCTCCTATCTATAGAGGTGGAATAGACAACCCAAATTTTAAAGGACTAAACAGAGATCAATCTAGAATTTTTAAATTATTATTAGAAGATAAGTTACCTGTGGCTAAAGGATCAAAAGGTCCAGGAGAAAGATACAAAGGTAAGAAGTGGGAAGAATTGACTAACGTTCAAAGACAAAATTTTAAACATCAAATTTATCCTTACTATAAAAATCTTTTGAGTAAAACTAAGGGTATGATGACTGAAGATGATATTCTTAAATTATTAAGTAATGAGTTTGGTGAAACTGTTTCAGTTAATACACTACGAGGTAGAAGTGTGGGCAGAGGAGGAACCGGTAAAAAGTTTTCATCCGGGTTTGGTCAAGTAGTTAAAAAAATATTAAAACCATACGACTTTACGAAAAAACAATTGTTCTATAAAATTCCTACTAAAAATGAAATTGAACAATTAAAAAAAGCTTACGTTTTAAGAAAAAGTCAAACAGATACCTTACGACCAAACACTGTAAAAAATATTTCTATCATGCACGATAAATTTAAAAACACTTTTAAAAAAGGTGTTCTTCCAAACGTTACAGAAGTTTTAAAAAAACTACCTGATGGAACAACTGGTTCACAAGCCGGAAACGCAACTATTAGATTAGCTCAGATATATGCAGGTAAAAAATTTGATACAAGTTTTAAAGGTATAGACAAAAAATTTGCAAACAAGATTAATAATATAAAAATTAATAATCCAACCTCTAAAAAAATGTTTGAACAAATTTCTAAATTAAAATTTGGAGACCCTTATCTAGATCAGTTTTACAGAATAAACTTGCAGATGATTGATGAAAAACTTGGAAATAGAACAGGGACATTTGAGTCTTTAAAAGATCAAGCTAAAACTATATTGCAAGAAAATAAAATACCTATTTACGATGGTAGGGCTAAAAATCCTTATGGTTTTAATATTAATGAAATTGTTGGGGTTAGTGGAAGTGCTTCATCTAAAGCAGCGGAGTTTTCTCAGTTTGTAGATGTAATGGAAGGAAATTTAAATCAAAATGTTCTTACAGGTTATCAAAGTCAATTATCTAAAGTTAGAGCTAAAATAGAAGCAAACCCTTCTTTGTTTAAAACAGAAGCTGCAAAAATAAATGAAAGAGCTTTAGATTTAGAAAAACAGTATGATATTAAATTAGCAAAGTTAAGACCAGCTGAAGATGTTACACAAGTTTTTTCTTCAGAAAGATTACAACAATTAAAAGATCAGGGTTTAGACATTGAGGCTGCTTCTAAAAGAGCAGGATACACTTTTGAATTTCCTAAAAAAACAGCAACCGTTTCAGAGTTTGTTTCAAGTCCAGAAAAATTTTTACCTACAATTAAAAAGAAATTAAAAAATATTGTAAAAGGGGCTCCCACAAGCTGTCAACTTGTTATGGCACAAGCAACAGGTGGTAGAGTTCCTGCAGATTGTTTAGCTGCAATTGATCAAGATCCAATAGGGTCTGCACAAAAAATTGCAAATGTAGAAGCAACAAGTGGTCCACTTGCAAAAGCAAAAAATGCAGTAATGGGTGTTTTAAAATCTGGTGGTTTTAAAACATTTGGTATCGGTGCTGGTGTCGGAGCTGCCGTAGGATTGGTCAAAGCATTTAGTAATGATGATCCAACAACTTATTTATCAAATGAAGATCAACAAAAAAATATGTTAGTTGATATGGCAACAGATCCTATTTCTATCGACATAGAAAGACCAGCAATATTAGATTATCAATTACCTGCATTAGGTGCAACACTTGCAGGGTCAACAGCACTTGCTGCGCCATCAACAATTAAAGCTAGTAAGTCTAGAGCTCTTGGTATTGAGAAGAAAAAACCAAGACCAGGTATGGCAAAAACAGGTTTAAGAGTTTTAGGAAGAGGACTTGGAATTGCAGCATCACCTGCACTACTCGCACCTTTCATGGCCGGAGATATTGCTAGTCAAGTTGCAGAAGGAGACTCATTTACAGATATAGCAACAGATCCATTAAACTATTTGTATCCGGCATTTGCAGATCAAACACCAAAATTAACTAGAGGATTAAGTCCAACTCTTCAAAAGTTAGCTAGATTAGGTTTACCTAAATTAGCATTAAGAGGGTTATCAAGAGCAGGAATAGGTGGATTTGCAGCTTCTGCAGTGATACAAGGTATGGACTTATTTGATGATTAAAAAATTAACAACGACGATACCACCACTTCGAGGACCAAACCCACAGGGGTTGAATGTTCCTGAAAAAAAGATTATAGTGGTGAAGAACTCGGAGAAAAATAATGGCAGATATAGACAAAGCTTTACCCAACGTAGAGCAGGAAATAAAATTACCTAGCGAAGAAGAGATCGCAGAAGCATCTCAAGAGAATATCGAAGAACAGGTTGGACCCGAAGATGTTCAAGTTGAACAAGACGAGGATGGTGGAGCTACTATTACTTTTGATCCAGAAGCCATAAACCAACCAGGCACAAACGAACATTTTGATAATTTAGCAGACCTATTACCAGAGGATGTTTTAGGTACTTTAGGTTCTGAACTTTATGAAAACTATATGCAGTACAAAGCATCAAGAAAAGATTGGGAAGATGCTTACACTAAAGGTTTAGATTTATTAGGATTTAAATATGAAAACAGATCACAGCCGTTCACAAATGCAAGTGGTGCAACTCACCCAGTATTAGCTGAAGCGGTAACACAGTTTCAAGCACATGCTTACAAAGAATTACTTCCAGCAAATGGTCCAGTACACACTCAAATTATGGGTGTGATTAATAGACAAAAAGAAGACCAAGCTACGAGAGTAAAAAATTTCATGAACTATCAACTCATGAACGTGATGAAAGAGTATGAACCCGAGTTCGATCAGTTACTTTTTTATCTCCCTCTTAGCGGCTCTGCATTCAAGAAAGTTTATTACGATGAACTGCTTGGCAGAGCCGTGTCTAAATTTGTTCCGGCAGATGATTTGATAGTACCTTACACAGCCACATCTTTAGAAGATGCAGAATCAATTGTGCATGTTTTAAAAATGTCAGAAAACGACTTAAGAAAAAAACAAGTAGCTGGTTTTTATAGAGACATAGAAATCACACCTGGTTATTCTCAAGAAACAGAAGTAGATAAAAAAGAAAGAGAATTAGAAGGAGTTAAAAAAACTAGAGATGAACAAATGTTCACTATTCTAGAAATACACACTAATCTTGATCTTGAAGGTTTTGAAGATAAAGACATGGAACAAAACCCAACAGGAATAAAACTTCCATACATTGTAACAATTGATACATCGTCAAGAGAAGTTTTATCTATAAGAAGAAATTATAAAGCTGAAGACCCACTAAGAAATAAAATTGAATACTTTGCACATTTTAAATTTTTACCGGGTTTAGGGTTTTATGGTTTTGGCTTAATCCACATGATCGGTGGATTATCAAGAACTGCAACGAATGCACTTAGACAATTATTAGATGCTGGTACATTTTCAAATATGCCAGCTGGATTTAAGCAAAGAGGTATTCGTGTTAGAGATGAAGCGCAATCGATTCAACCTGGAGAGTTTAGAGACGTAGATGCACCTGGCGGAAACATTAGAGACGCATTTATGCCTTTACCTTTCAAAGAACCATCAGCAACATTATTACAACTGATGGGCATCGTAGTAAACGCAGGTCAACGATTTGCCGCCATAGCTGACATGCAGGTCGGTGACGGCAACCAGCAGGCAGCTGTTGGAACGACCATTGCCCTCTTAGAGCGAGGCTCCAGGGTCATGTCAGCCATACATAAAAGATTGTATGTGGCATTAAAAAAAGAATTTGTTTTATTATCAGATGTATTCAAAACGTATCTACCACCAGAATATCCTTATGATGTTATTGGTGGACAAAGAAATATTAAAGTTGCAGACTTTGATGACAAAGTAGACATCATGCCTATAGCTGATCCAAATATATTTTCACAATCGCAAAGAATTAGTTTAGCTCAAACTGAACTACAACTTGCAATGTCAAATCCTGGAATGCATAATATGTATGAAGCATACAGAGATATGTACACTGCAATTGGTGTAAAAAATATTGATAAGATTTTACCACCACCTCAACAACCAATGCCAATGGATCCAGCGGCAGAAAATATTATGGCAATGAGCGGTAAACCTTTCCAAGCATTCAAAGGTCAAGACCACAGAGCACATATTACTTCGCACTTAAATTTTATGGCAACTAATATGGTAAAAAATAATCCAGTAATTATGGGTGCATTACAAAAAAATATTTTTGAACACATTTCTTTAATGGCACAAGAGCAATTAGAGATAGAATTTAGAGAAGAGATACAACAATTAATGCAACTACAACAAGTGGCACAACAAAATCCACAAATGGCACAGAGTCCTGAGATCCAACAGCAGATTATGCAATTAAGTATGGCTATCGAAGCAAGAAAAGCTAAACTAATTGCTGATATGACACAAGAATTTAAGGATGAAGAGAGTAAAATCATGGGTGATTTTGGAAATGATCCAATTGCTAAACTAAAAGCAAGAGAATTAGACCTTAGAGCTATGGATAATCAACAAAAACACGATCAAGCTGATCAAAGATTAAACTTAGACAAGTCAAAAGCTATGATGAACCAAGGAAATCAAGAAGATAAGCTTGAACAAAACGAAGAATTAGCTAAATTAAGAGCTAATACGTCTATTGAGAAAACAATTTTGAGTAAAACTATACCTTCGGCACCGAAAATGGATGAAATGCCTGGAAATATAGCTATAATCAGAAACAGAGGAGAATAAATATGAAAAAAAATAAAAAAAACAGTCACGCAGGCATGACTCATGTAGATCATGACATGTTCTTGAACAAAGACGGTTTACCAAACGGAGGAGTTGAGGTTGAAGTTTCAAATCCAACAGAAACTCAGTCAGTTCAGGTAAAAGGTCAAAGAGCAATGCTTGCAGAAAAGAAAAGCAAAGCAGATTGGTACTAAATCATGTGGTTATCGGCAATTAAATTAGCCGTTTCTGCTGGAAGTAAGATTTATGCTAATAAGCAGAAGGCAAAAGTCGCGATGTCTGACGCACAGCTATTGCATGCTGAAAGACAGGCCCGAGGTGAGGAAGCTTACCAGGGAAAATTGCTAGAAGCTCGTCAATCAGATTATAAGGACGAGGCGGTTTTGATAATTCTCACGTTGCCCATAGTGGTGCTCGCATATG